CCTTGATACGGTGCAGGACAGTATCATTGAGCCTGACTGGTTTGATGCCGCTATCGACGCCCACACCAAGCTCGGGTGGAAGCCAGAGGGCTCTCTGATCGCCTCTCACGATCCATCGGATGAGGGCGGTGACAGTAAGGGCTACGCGCTGCGTCACGGCAACGTAATCCTGGATGTGTGCGAAAAGGTAACAGGTGATTCCAACGAGGGTATGGACTGGGCTCTGGAGAAGGCGGTAGCAGCTCAGGCAGATCACTTCATTTGGGACTGTGACGGTCTCGGGATAAGCCTGAAGCGGCAGGTAGATCAGGCGCTGGATGGCAAGAAGATGGAGTACCATATGTTCAAGGGCTCCGAGTCTCCATATGACCCAGAGATGCCTTATACGCTGGGAGGAAGCCAGAGGGCTAAGACCAACCGGGAGACCTTCTTCAACAAGCGAGCCCAGATGTGGTGGACTTTGCGGGACAGGTTTGAGGCAACGTACCGGGCGGTTGAGAAGGGCCAGTACATCAACCCAGAGGAGCTTATAAGCCTGTCATCTGAGATTGACAACCTTGAACAATTACGCTCTGAGGTGTGCAGAATCCCACTAAAACGGGCAAATAGTGGTAAAATCCAGATACTAAGCAAGGTAGAGATGGCGAAGAAGCCGTACTCAATACCTTCACCGAATATGGGCGATGCTCTGATGATGAGTATGCACAGCCCTAAAGCAAGCACTGTGAAGCCAGTGACTATCAACTTTGCGGGATGGAATAATGGCAGAATATGATGATGGCAAAGAGCTAGACAGCCGAGGATCGACAGAGTCTGATCTCTCATTTAAGGCAGAATATGACAGTCATCAGGATGTCATTGATCTTCTGAGCAAGTGCCAGCAAGCAGACAAAGACAACCGGGAGCGGGTTCGAGAGGCTCACCTGTTCCTGGACAAGCGAGATGGCCAGTGGGAGCCATACTGGTGGAGCTCAAACGAAGAAAAGCCAAGATATACCTTCGATCAAGTAAACCCTATCGTGGATCAGGTAGCTTCTGAGATAGAGCAGAGCGACTACGATATCCGAGTATCACCTGCTGGTGGGGACGCAACCAAAGACATTGCTGTCACCATTGACGGCATCATCCGCAATATTGAGCAGATGTCCAACGCCAAGACCGTGTATGCCCAGGCTGCGCGGAATATGGTTATCGGCGGCATGGATGGTTGGCGGGTGGTCCAGAAGTACATCAGCGACAATACCTTCGACCAAGACCTGGCGATTGAGCATATCGGCAACTTTGTTGACCGGGTGTGGTTTGATCCCGCGGCAGAGAATCAAGATAAGTCAGACAGCCGGTATGCCTTTGTGCTTCATCCTATGGCTAAGGATGAATATGAGGCCAGATGGCCCGAGGGGGCTGGTGAGAGCGTGGATGACAGCCGGGACGGTGAGGCGTATTACGACAAGGCTGAGGTAGTGGTAGTCGGTGAGTTTCTGTATCTCGAATCAGAGGACCGCGATCTTGTGCTGATGTCCAATGGTCAGGTTCACGAGGTCAATGATGACTTTGAGAAGGTAGTGGATGACTTGGCTGCCATTGGTGTGACCGAGGTCAAGCGCAGAACGCGCAAGAAGCATTACGTCTGCAGCAGGTACTTTGATGCGAAGGACTTCCTTGAAGAAAAGAAAGAGACCGTATTTTGCCGAATTCCGGTGGTCCCGACTTACGCCAACTTCAAGATTTTTGAGAACAAGACAATCTACTGGGGCGTGGTAGAGAAGCTGCTCGATCCCCAGCGGGTGATGAACTACAGCGTATCGAGAGAGATTGAGGAAGGGGCTCTGGCGCCTAGAGCGAAGTATTGGATGACCCCTGCTCAGGCTTCTGGCCATGAGACCCAGCTCCAAACATTAAACACCAACGCTGACCCGGTTCAATTCTATAACGTGGACCCTGAAACCCCAGCGGTCCCACAGCAGCAAGGCGGTGCTCAGATCAATCCCGGACTACGCACGATATCAGAGGCCATGCGCGGGATTATCGGTCAGACGGCGGGTATGTTCGCTGCAAGCATGGGAGACAACCCTGGATTGCAATCGGGCGTGGCTATACGTCAGCTTCAGGATCGGGGATCGAATGGCACATTCAAGTACAGTAAGGGTGTTGAGATCGCTGTAGCGGCAACTGGTAAGCTGATCAAGGATGCGATCCCGATGATCTACGACACTCAGCGGCAGGTCAGAATACTCCGCGAGGATGAGTCCTACGACATGGTTGACCTGAATCAGAAGGTCATTGACAACGATACTGGGGAGGTTGTGGTTGTTAATGATATGCAGGTAGGCAGCTATGACGTTACCTGCAGGGCTGGACCCAGTTTTCGCAACCGTCAGCAGGAGACCGTCGAGGCTATTACTGCCCTGGCTCAGACCGATCCGACACTGATGCAGATTGCTGGTGACCTACTGCTGCAGAACATATCCACACCTGCGGCATCTCAGATCGCAGAGCGCAAGCGCATTCAGATGATCGCCCAGGGCTTGATCCCGCAGTCACAGATGACCAAGGAAGAGCTGGAAGAAATGGCTGCCAAGATGCAGGCGCAGGGACAGCAGCAGGCTCCCGATCCCGCGATGGTGCTTGCCCAGGCAGAGCAGATGAAGGCCCAGGCCGATATGATGAAGGCCCAGGTTGATGCTCAGAAGGTCCAGAACGAGACTATGAGAATACAACTGCAGGCTCAGAACGATCAGAACGAATTGGTAGCGGATCAGGCCAAGACGCAGGTTGATGTCTTCAATGCACAGACGAATCGGATTAAGGCACAGGTAGAGGCCGAGAAGGCTGGTGCTGTTATAGACCACACCAACATCAAGGCATTTGGTGATCAGCTGGACAACCAAGAGCAGATGACCGATATGATGGACGAGCAGGAGCGCAAGGCCCGGATGGCTATGATGTCGGATATAGACCTGATCAGGATCGCTAACGGTGGCTGAGCAAACATCTCTGCGCCAGTTTATTCCTGAGCCTACTACGTCATTGATGAGCGTAGAGGGCTTGTCTGGCTACACACAGCAGAATCCTTTACCAGTTGATGAGAGGGACAGACAAGAAGCCGCAAGGGAGCTGAGCCGCAGAGGAATAACAGCGCAGGCTCCTGTGCCGTCCAATCAGAGCGTGATGGCTGCGCCTACATCAATCAATCCGTTCAATCCTGCGTTCAGAGAGACCGCAAGATCAGCTCTAAATGACTTCTTTGGCGGCAGCAACATAGCAGGCAGAGAGGGTTATCGCACGGGTCGGTTAGTAGATACTGCGGTGGGAACAATTGACTTTGCGCCTGTTCTTGGTGATGCAATAGGTGTAGGTGATCTCAGGCAGTCGATTTCTGAGCGAGACCCTGTTGGCATAGGAATCAACACAATAGCAATGCTTCCCGTGATTGGAGACCCGACAGCTAAGGCGTTGAGGTCAGCAAGGGCTTTAGGAGGGCAGAGGCAGCTAAACCCAAGCCTAGACCAATCCTACGAAGCTAGGATGCAAAGAGCGCGGGAGCAGGGATACAAATCGGGACTTTATCACGGCGGTGTTACGGATATCAGTCAATTTGATATAAGTCGCGGAACTCCAGAAACTCATATGGGAATGGGAGTCTACACAACAACTGGCGTACAAGACGCAAACGTAAATTATGCTGGAGAAGGCCCAGATTTAACTAATCGCTTGGAAAGAAGAGCAGAAGAGATTATTGATAGCGGAAAACTTTCTGAGGAATGGGCAGAAATTTATCGTAAAAGAGAAGTTGGAACAAGGAGAGATGTTGGTAAGGCAAGAAATGAAGCAAGATCAGATTTAGAGAATATTGCGAAAGAGATGGCAAGAGAAGAGATAAAAGATAATTTAGGTGTTGTTTACCCATTAATGGGCAGGTCAAATAAGCCTTTTGACATTTCTGAAGGCAATGACACTTTTTTGAGTTATGAATATCCTGAGCTAGACCCAGAAGACTACCTTGATGCTGCTGATGGTGATTTGCAACGTGCAATAGAGCTGGCAGACGATGAAAAATATATGTACGAGCCAGAAGGTGAGCTTGCGGAATTTTTAGAGAGCATTAGGAGTAATTTGGATGACAGAGAATATGAAAAAGTTTTTACTCCTATAGTGGAATCTGCTTATGATGGCGGCATTTCCGGCAAAGAGCTTGAAGATATTTACAGAAAGGTCGAAATTTACGCAGAGGATGATCTGGGAAGATTTAATCAAATGGAAATTTTCAGGCAAGGTCTTGAAGATGCTGGCTTTGATTCAATAATTCATGACGCAAATCGTTTTAATATGCCGAATGTGGAAGGCGAAAAACACCAAATATTTTTCAGAGAAAATCAACTACGCAGTCCAAACGCCGAGTTTGACCCGCAAAACATTGACAGCGCAGACCTGCTGTCAAGTGTAGGCCCAACACAATCGACATTACGGGCATTCGTATAAAACCCTTGTAAAACCACAATATGTGGTATAGTAACGCCATAGCGAACTCCACGCTTCATTGGAGGCACGGAACGTCACCGTTTATTTGACGGCATTTATGGAAGGTAAGATGCAACCAGAAGATACGCTCGATGAGGCTGAAATAGAGCTTGAAGAGGTAGAAACTGAAGATCAGGAAACTGATTCCGACTCATCTACGGATACTGAAGAGGTTCAGGAGAAACAAACCGATCCTGATTGGCGTCAGGTACGGGCCAGATTTGACCCGGTGCAGCAAGAGGCATACAAACGTGGCATAGATGAAAAGGTCTTTAAGCTCAGGGAAAAAGAGCGAGAGACCGAAGAGCTAAAGCAGCGTTTGCAGGCACTTGAGCAGCAGATGCCAAAGCAGGAAAGGCCGAACGTGCCGAAGGAGCCTGACCCGTATGCCCTGAGTGATCAGGAGTATCAGCAACAGCTCCGAATGCGCGATGAAGCCATAGCTAGACAGGCTGCATTTGATGCACAGCAGCGCTTTCAACATGAAGAGGCGCAGCGGTTGCAGCAACAGCAGTTAATGAAACAGCAGGAGGCTTTGAACGAGAAGGTATCTACCTACTCGCAGCGAGCTGTCCAGCTTGGTATTACGAATGAAGAGTTACAGGTAGCAGGTAATACTGTTGCTTCGTTTGGCATCTCGGATGATGTAGTCAACTATATTTTAGATGACGATCTGGGACCAGCGATTACAAAGTATCTTAGTCAGAACGTAACCGAGCTAGACACCATTCGGAATATGACTCCGGTGCAAGCTGCGGCAAGGATAGCAACCCATGTTCGTGAAAAGGCTGCTGCATTGAAACCTAAAGTAAATGCCGCTCCTGATCCGGTTAATCAGCCAGCAAAAGCTGGTGTAGCGCCTAAAGCGCGAGGACCGAAGGGAGCAATGTTTGAATGAATGAGGTGATCCGAAAATGGCTAATAATCTTAGCAGCAACGTCACCCGGAAAGTGGCCCGTGTCTTTTTAGAGGCATTTGAGTCCAGCCGGGTTGTAACAAAAACCGTTGATACGCAGCTTCTTAGCGGCAAATTCAACCCATCTAGTGGTAGCAATGTAGACTTCAAGCGTCCGCATGACTACAACTCCATCCGTACTTCTGGCGGTGATATCTCCGCTAGCACAAAGTCTGACATCATTGCAGGTAAAGCAACTGGTACTGTCCAGAACTACTTCACCGTGGCCACTGAATGGGGCAACGTGGAAGAGGCTCTTGAGCTTGATCAGTTGGACCAGATCCTGAATCCAATGGCTCGACGCATCGTGACGGACCTTGAGATTGATCTTGCCAGCTTTATGCTCAAGAACTCTTCTCTAAAGTATGGTTCTCATGGCACTGCAGTTGATGCCTGGGGCGATGTCGCAGGTGCTGGTGCTTTAATGGATTCTATTGGTGTGCCTGCCGCTGCAGAGCGCTACTACCTGATGAATCCTTTCACAACTAGCGCACTGGCAAATGTGCAACAAGGTCTGAACGCTTCAGATCAACTAGTCCGCACAGCGTGGGAAAACGCACAAGTATCTCAGAACTTTGGCGGTATGCGAGCTCTGACTTCAAATGCGCTTTCCAGCTTTACGTCTGGCACTGGCGCTGACCGGGCAGGTACTCTGTCTGCAGCTCCTGATGCGACTTATGTCACAGCAAAAGACACTATGACTCAGACCTTGGCCGTTACTGGCTTTACTGCAGGCATGGTGCTCAAGGCTGGTGATATGGTCACTATAGCGGATGTGAACCGTCTGAACCTGGACACTCGCACAGCGATGATTGATGCCTCTGGAGCCAATGTGCCTTGGACGGGTGTTGTGACTGCTGATGTCACTCTTGCTGGCGGTGCTGGCAATGTTGTTGTGGCTGGTCCTGCGATCTATGAGGCTAATGGTCAGTACAACACTGTAGACGC